TATCTTATTGATTTCTTTGTCTTTTATGTCTGGGTATCTTTTTTTAATAGTTTTAAACATAAGATCACTAAACTCATCCCAGTTTTTTTCTAACATATCTCTTTTCCAAACTATATTAACATAGTTCTTTCTTAGACCTTCTCCACTTTCGTACATCTTAATTCTGTTTTCTAATCTTCTAGAAATTCTTTCCCATTTAGCTAATGCTTCTTGACCTTTAACAGTCAATCCTCTATCAGCAAATTGCTCTCTTAGTCTTTCAGTAATTTTATTAGCTTTATCTAAATAAGCTCTATGCCAGTTTAATGGGACACCAACATCTACATACTCTTGACCTAATGGTTTATAAACATATTTATCAACTTCTAATGCTGCTTGTTTTACCTGAGGTATGTTTTTATTAGGTAAATTCATTTTAGCTAAGAATATTTCTTGTCTAAATTCTCTAGGAGATAATACATTTTTACCTCTATTTACTTTAATGCCTAATAATTTTTCTGCTTTATTTTGTACATTTTTACCAACTGACTTTAAGTATTCATTATATAGATTATCAATAGCCTGTTCTGCTTGATAAATTACGTAATACTTAGATTTAACTTTTCTTTCAATGCTTTGTTCTGTAATACCTTTAGTAAAGTTTTTATTTTGTAATAATGGTATTTCTAGTACCTTTTCCATAAATTCTTGAGATGCAGAGATACCATTGTTTAACACTCTAAACACAGGATTATAAGGACCTTTTTCTCCAAATATTCCTAGTCCTGTTGATTTAATTTTGTTTAATTCTGCATAATCTTCATCAGTCATCATTTGACTTCTTTTATTAGCAGCAGCTCCTGTACTACCTTCCATAGCTACATCATCAGCATCATCTAACATAGAAGCGTTCTTATCAAAATTTTTACCAGCATTTTTTCCTTTAATAGTAGGAAACATACTAGGTATAATAAATCCACCAGCTGTAATTAAAGCAGATTCTCCTACTGTTCTTCTGTCATCAAATAATCTTTTTACTTGTTCTTCAGCTGCTACTACTCCACCTAACTTTGCTGATCTAGTTATTCTACTACCAGTTAATAAAAATTGACCAGCTTTTGTAAAAGTAAATAGAGTAGTAGGATCAGTAAAACCACCTAATATTCTACCCATAATATAAGCTGGAGATCCTTTTCCTCTTTTTACATCTTCTTTAAAATCATTAAATAATTTAGTAGCGTGTTGTTGATTTTTACTATGAACAAAGTTTGCTATTAGATCTTCATATCCAATAAATTGAGGATCATTAAATATATCATAATTATTGTCTATATCAAATTGTGGTCTATCTTGTTCAAAGATATATTGTACTGCTGATTTAACACCTAAAGCTATTAGATTTTCGTCTATAAAACCTTTACCAACATTTTTAAAATCAGTTAATAGATCTGTAAATTTATAATTAGTACGAGGTGTAATATCAATACTAGGTGAATAGGCTTTGCCAGTATTAATATAAACGTCGCCCATTATCTTATAACATCAGGTGCATCTTCAAATCTTAACTGTGGGAATTTTGTACTTTGACCATTAGCCCATGCAGATATTAACTGCCAGTTATTATTAAATCTTGTATAGATCCCACCTAATCCTTTTTCTTTATTAGCCATTCCGTCATTGTATAATTCTTGACCAATCGTAGGCTCATACTTGTCTAATTCAGATCCTCTTACTGCTCCACTGCCTTCTCCATAAGGTTCAAATGATCCTAGATATTTTACATCTCCAGTTTTCATAAAGTTTTTCAATGCTTTTTGGAATCTATCTCCTATAAACTTTCTATTAATATAAGCCATATCTGTTAATGCTACTGCTAAGAATGTATTTCTATTATCATCTAAAGGTTCTCCAATAATGTTTTGTACTAGTTGGAACTTTTCATCTAATATTTCTAAGAACATTTTTTGAGCATCTTCAATACTTAGTGCTTGTTCTCCTTTTAAGATTTTATCAGGATCATATCCTAGCTCCCTTAATCTTGCTATATTTGCTTTACCACCATCTGTGTTAGGATTAATAGAAAAACCATAACCTATTGTTGGATCTCCTTTTGCTCCCATTTGATAATCATATTGTTCTTGTGTAATCTTAGAATCTTCGCTCATGTATTTTGCATCTGGTCCACCTAAAACATCTGGTGTATAAGATCCTCTAAATCTAGGATCGTAAACAACACTATGAAATCCACCCTCAAATTTAGCTGTAGTATCCATAAAAATATTATCTGTTTGTAATTGTTGCCCGTCTTTTGTCATTTGAAATACTCCTGAATATTTTGCTGTTTTGTATTCGTCTTGATATTGTGCAGCATTTTGTTCATAAATTTGTGTTTCTATTTGTCTTTGCTGTACTATATCTTTTATAGACTGTGAATCAAATTTGATATTAGGTAAGAATGGTGTTTCTTCAAAAAACAACTCTACGTTATCTAACCAGTTTTTACCAGCATCTACTGATCCAACTGCAAAATTAAATATAGTTCTAACTGCACTATTAAGTTTAGGGTTTTCTCTTATATCAAAACCATATTTTTCTAGTACAGTAGCTTTATCCATTCCGTCTATAAAACTATTATAATAATCATTATATACTTCTGCTTTTACTCTTGAGATAGTATCTGATCTATATTTCTTTAATATACCTTGTGGCTGAAAAGATACTTCAGGATCATAAGGATTAGGAATAGAGTTCCAAATACCATCACCATCTATATCTGCATGTATATGATATTTTGGTGAAGATTCTTTTGATCTTTCATCATATGTAAATTTTATTCTTCCGTTGTGTATATAGGTATAAAGATTATTTTGATTCATCCAATCATCAGTTAATCCAAGATCTTCTCTTTCTCTATTACTCATACCACGCACTCTCTCAATAATAGTATCTACAGCATCATATTCTATTTCTTCTCTACTCATTCCTAAGTTTTCGAATGTTTGATAAATTGGGTATTTAACTATATTAGCCATTATTCTGGTCCATATCCTTTATCTCCTAATGTTGTAAGACTTAACTTAATAGCATTTTTTATATGTTTATTAATATTGTATCTATTTACTTCTTCAGGTCTTATGTAAGTATTATTTAAATATAATCTAAACAAAGGCATTATTTCTTTTTTAACTAAATCTATATCTTGTTGTTTTAAATCTTTACTATTGACTTTTAACCATCTTAATGGAAACCAATCTACTAAAGGTTCTACCATAAATTGATCTGTAGTTATTCCAATTTCAGCATTACTATGAACTCCAATATATCTTTCTTGTTCTTCTCCTATAGCATCTAGAATAATTGTATCTATATCAATATCTTGTGTTTCAAACATATCATCTATTTTTATATCTATTTCATCTCTTACACTTGAGTCTTTATTGATTTTAGAAAAGAAATATTCATAAGCAGTTTTTTCAGTTACTCCACTGTTAGGCATCCTTTTGATTTGTTCGTATAGATCCATAAGAGGTAATACCATTTCTTGATCTAATCCTTGTATAGCAAAACCAGCTCTACTTGTTAGATAATTAACAGTATAAGCAATTTCTGCTAGTTGCATCCTATCTGCTTCTGTTTCATAATTTAAACCATTAGCAGAATTTATAAATTCGTTTATCTCGTTAGGCACTACACCATTTCTACTAGCAAATGCAGTTATCTTAATTAAATCATTACTTGCAGTATCATTAGAAATATCATAACTAAAATCAATACTGCTTAAACTTCTTTTTGAAGGCATACCTTCTTCTGCAACATAATCATCATTAATTAACTCAATAACTTTATAATCAATCATCATTTGTTTTACATCTTCTATCTTAACATCACTATATCCAAAATCGTCTGTTATTAATCTATATGCAGCTCCTATATCTGTTTCTAGATTTAATGTTTTTTTATCACCAAATGATTCAATAACTTTGCTAATATTGTATTGTTTTGTTAATTCTCCTTTTTGGTCTACATCAAATCCCATTTGATCTGACATTAAATTTAACTGTTGTAAGCTATTAGGTAACATATAATTTTGCATATTACCCATAAATTGTTGATAGTTGTCGTCTATATTAACTTGTTGTTGATTTTCTATTTTCTTCTGTAGTTTTTCTTGTTGCCCAACAAAACTTTCAATAAACGTATTTGCATTTTCAGCAATACCTGATCTTTCTTCTGTAGTAGAATTAGTTAAAACAGCAAATGTATTTTGATTAGCAGAAGTAGGATCTTTTACATACTTATTTAAAAAATCAGTTTTAATTAACTTTACAGCTTGTTCTAAGTTTGTATCTCCAGTTCCATAAGGAATATTTCCCCCAACATAATCTATTTGATCTTGTGCAACAGCAGCTGATAATAATCCTTTAATAGTAGATTCTACTCTAGCACCTTCAAATGCTAGTTTGTATGCTCTCATTTTTTCATCAGGTGAAGGCAATCCACTTCTATATTGAGGATCTAATGAATTGTATATATTAGTATAAGAATTAATATTTTCTCCTAGTTCTGGTACTAAACTAGTAGCCCAAAAGTCATCAAATTCTTCTGAACTCATGTTTAATATTTTCTTTAAGTTATCATCTATAAAAACAGCATTATCTGCATCATTCTTTTTTAAGGTATCTATTTGATAGTTAGAATACCATTTGTTATAAATAACATCTCCTTCTTGTGCTGCTTTTAAACTAGCAAATTCTTTTGACCAATTTTTAAATCTTTTAGGAGCTTTTGATACAAGTCCATCTATATAAGATTGGGTAGCATTAGCAAATCCCTCAGGATCTAAATTAAACTTTTTTGCATAATCATTAATAGCTTTAATAGTATTAATCTTAAAATCAGATTTGTAATTTTCTTCTTCTAAGACAATCATTCTTTGAGAATAAACGTCTATACTTTTTCCAATAGCTTCAGCAGCCATTGAAACAGGATCGCCACCATAAGCATCTACTACTCCCATTCTTGATTGAATAGAAGATACTGTAGTTACTTTTTCTCTATTACCTTTAGTTAAAGCCATTATCCGTAATATTTAGCTGTTCCATAACCAGTTGTTAAACCAGCTATAACGCTTGTATATCCTCCAAAAGTTAGTTCTTGTTGTTTTAATCTATTTTCAAAAGCCATTTGGGTATATTTAGTTTGCACAGATTTCCCCATTAATCTAATAGTTTCTATATCTTTAGCAGCTTCATTCTCTGCTTGTTTGTTAATATTTAAAAAACTTCTAGAATCATCATAATAACCAGCAATAGATGCAAACGCTTTGTTATTAGCTATTGTATCTTGTAATGCTCTTGTTCTGCTATTTTCTTCTTCAATAGCAGCTAACTTAGCCATTTCAGCTTCTTGTTGTAATCTAAAGTTTTCTCTTGCTAAAGCTGCTTGTTGTGCCCTAATACTTGATACTGTACCTACAGCACCAACAACAGCACTAAGCATAATGGCTTGTGATGCACTCATGCGAATTGTATCTCCATAGCTAGTCCTAATACCTTTAAGGGTAAAGGATCGTTTTGTGAAATAGTTATAGTAGGTGATTTACTATAACCTAAAAAAGTAAACTCTTTTTTATCTGTTACAGATTGTAAGTCAGTATTGATATTAAAGTTCACTTGTTGTATAACTAACTCCTTTGAGGATCTATCTGATCCTTTCATAGTTATATCTAATCCACCAGATATATCAACAATGGCTTTGTTTATTCTTCTAGGCTCTCCTGTTAATGGTCCAGTGTCAATTTCTTTATCTATAGGCATAGTTTCTAATATAGGTGTAAAATTAAATCCTACTCTTACTCCTGTAGGAAAAGGTGCATTTGTTAATGTAATTCTATCATTAGCCTCTATTGTAAATGTTCCTAAAGATCCATTACCATATACTGCATTTACTTCTGTAGTAGGTTCATATACTGCATTAACAGTATGTACAAAACCATTAACAATAGTAATAACAGCATTATCTGCTGGTGAACTAGCTAAATTTTGATCTAGTGTCAGGCTATATCCTGATCCTGTCTGAGTAACAGCTGTAATGGTATACTCTGTACTATCTCCAGCAATAGTAAAAGATTCTTGTATTTGTGGATCTGAGCTAAAACCATCTACATCTAGTGTGTTTCCTGTCTGACTACCCCCATTTACTAGTGGTGTGCCTTTTTGGTATACAGTAGTTGTTGTAGAACAATCTACAGTAATAGCATCTGTATCAGCAAACTTTTCTAATAAGTAAACTGTTCCTGAAGGTAATATTCTTTTTGTTGTTACAAATAAATTTTCATTAGCAGCTGTAATAGAATAAAACTCATCTCCTGATTTAGTTTCCCATAGAGTCCAACCAGCTACTTTTTCATCTCTAATACTATGAAATACAGCTATCTTACCACCTTCTGTAGATCCATTATTTAAGAAGAAAGCAAATTGTTCAGCTCTTTGATTATTTCCTGTAATCATAGAATGTTGTTTAGGACTATCTATTAATTGAGATGATAGCACAGATACTGAAGTAGATTTGTACGCTTGTTCAACATCTGAAAATACATACTCTCTAATAGTCTTACCATTCTTTTGACTAAATAATGTAGCTCCGTCAAATGGAACAGGAGCAGCTCTAT